CCAGCCGCAATGTTGCAGATGATCACGCGGGTCTGGTTGGTCTGGAACCGCTGCACGTTGTCTTCGCGAACCGTAGCCGACTGACCACCGACGACGACTGATGCGTCAGGAAAAGATGCCGCCAGTGATTTGACCGTGTCTACAAAGTTGACGAACACGGCTACACTGAATCCTTCTTCGTTCGCGTCTTCGATCATGTTGATGATGTCGGGCACTTTTGCTGCTTCGGCAAGCTGACGGGCGCGGAGAATCTCGACAAGGATATGTGGACTCGCGCCACCGCCTTCAAGGAAAGTTTCAACGATGTCAGGCGTAATGCCGTGTTGCTTGTAGAATTTAGCGATGTCGCTCAAGCCAGAAAACGCGAGTGGCTCTGTGATAATTTGGTTATCAGCAAACGCTGCTGGCAAATCTGCTGGAGTGAGCTTAACACAATTCACGCCGTAGAGTTCTTTGTTGAGGTCAGACAACTTTGCAAGCGGACCTGAAACCCATTTGTGCCACGGGTCTTGTTTGCAACCGTAACGCATCATCCAACTTGTCCAGCTCTTCTTATTACCATCTGGCTTGTTCAACGAGTGGTTGCCTAAGACATAACCCATAGACCGCATCTCTGTGGGGTCTTGGCATGCTGTTGCTGATAGGAGTAGATTGTAATATCCAGCTTGCCTTGCTGCGATGAGCATCTGGCTGTTCTGGGAATAAGCCGACTTGCACTTATGGCACTCGTCCCAAATGATGAGTGTGTCGGTCGGTAGTTTCCAGCGGTAGATTTTCTTACCTGCTTTGGTAAGATATTCGTTACCGCGTTTGATCTTCTCGTAGTTGGTCACAAAGATTGGCGCGACGCCAACCTCTTTAAGCTCACGCTCCCACGATGGGATGACGATCTTCGGACAGACGACGGCGACTGGAACGCCTAACTCTAACGCGACTCTGGATGCGATAACTGTCTTGCCAACTCCTGTATGAGATCCGTCAAGCGCGCCTCTGTGCTGCTTGAGCGCAGCGATGAGGAAGTCAACGGATTCCCGTTGCTTGTCAAATAATGTTTTCATGGTGTATTCAGTAATAAAAATGTGGCTGTGGTTTTTGGGGGCACAGCCAACCCCCTTTACCCCTGCTCGTCGGGTTCTCCCAATCTGCGAGGAAATGCGTTTACGGCGTCATTAAGCCATCTACCCAGAATGTTGTTGGCTGCACAGTTTGGGTGATGCCAATGCACACAAGTATTTCAAATACTTCCCCTTTGTGCTTTTCACATAAGCGTAGGGATTCTTTATGGGCAGATTCTGCGGTAGGGTGTTTTACCGTTGGCCCGTGACCGTTGACTCGATTAACGTAATAGTATGGTTTCATATATAGATGTGGTTGTTTAGTAATTTTGGAAGCCCGTTAAAATAACGGCTGAAGAAGCGTTAACGTAAATTTTACAATCCGTCAATTATTTTCTACAGATTATTTTGGACTGCTTAGAGGTGACAGTCTTCACAAGCCCAGCCCATGTTCCATGAGTAGACGAGCCTACGACCGCACACGCATTCCATTTCGCTTTCAGGCGGGCGACCTGTTTGGACACCGAATTCTTCAGCTATAAATTCCGAACCGCGATGTGGGTTTGTTGGCTTCCTGTATCGGTCATCCTGTAACATGTCACAGTTCTGTGCATCCAGTAGGATGTTGCAGCTACAGGCTACATGAGCGATGTGCGAGATTCCCGATTCAGGATCTAAGTCTTCGCCGTCACGCCACGCGTTGAGGTGACGCATGATGGCTGCTACATACGTGGTCGCACAGACGCCAGTCTCGCGCCAGTTAAACGGACCATACTTCGCTGAACCTAACTTGTGAACCCATGCGGTCTGCTCCATGGCATACGGTGGGATCAATGCTAGTGGTGTCTTTGTAGCGCCGATTGCGCCTTTAGGGTCATTTGGTGTATTCATAGTTTTTAGTTTAGAAAAACAGGTCGTGACTACCACCCAGTTCTGGTGGTGCGTGTTCGAAGTGAAGTTGACGATCTAGAATGTGTTTCATTTTCGTAAGGTGCTTTAAAGCTTTAGCTATTTGCCGCTGTTCTTTAAGACCAACATTAGATTGTATTACCAAGGTATTAGCATGTAATATAATCTCCTCAGTAGCTTTTATGTCTTTAGATAGTTGTTTGTAATCTTCGTATTCCATTGGTGTTTCGTTTAGTAGTTTATAGTTCTGTTTTGCAATCTAACAAACCGCGCCATCTCAAAGCTTCTTCGCGCCAGAGATTGCGTTCTTCGGCTACGACGTCGATTCGCTTCAAAGCGCCTTCGTAGTCTTGTTGGTATGCGTCAGCGCGAGACTTCCATATTTCGACATCTCGGCTGCAGCAGCAGGCTACAAGTCTAGCCGCGCCAGCCTCAACTTTTTCGTTTTCAAGTTGACATCTAAGCTCGTCTATTTCGGCTCGCGTCTCTTGAAGTTCGGTGAGATATCCAAGTATTGATTGTAATTGATCTAATGTTCCAAAGTTCATGATTCGGTGTTGTTATTGTTTATTGGCATGATTCGCACTCGTCGTCTGAAAGGCTGCAAGCCTTAGTAGGGTCAAGTGGTTCGTCTAAGTCGTCATCACTAATTTTAGTTTTTGTTTTACCAAAAATAAAATCGTGGTTGTCTGAATAAGTTGCCATATCGACTTTACGTGGTCGGCTTCCTTTTCCTGCTTCTGTTCGTTCTGTGAATCTCATGGTTCGTTATTGTTGTTTATGTGTTGTGATGAGAGGGGTGAGATGATCCGCCCGTAATGGGCGATTAGGAAAGCGTCCACAATACCGTCGTGCGCAACGCGGCAGCGTGGAGACGCCAACCATTTTTCTTCTGGCTCAAGCTCTTGAGCTTTCTGAAGTGCAGCCTTTTTTGTCTGGCCTTTAAGAACTTTGCCGAGCATTACCTTCTGCCATTTAGCCACTTCGACTGGCTCAACTGTGAGGATATGGGACTCGCACATGCCGAGCAGTTTGCCGAATGAGATGCCCATTGAGCGCATGGCTTGTGATGTCTTCGCATGCTTGAGGGGTTCCTCGATCAGGATTCGGGAATCAGTATTCAGATCCATGATCCACTCATATACTTTGAGTGTATCAATCTCCCGCTTGCCTGCGCGCTCCTTACATGGCATTTCCATGTAACCGATAAGGCTGCCAGAAAAAGCGGAGATGGCGCAGATGCCTCCGTCGAGACCGTTGTCGATTCCTACGATCATGATCTATAAGATTTGAGTTTGGCTACGTGCGCTTTCGCTGCGATAATAGCAGCCTCTTGTAAAACTTTGTTTCTCGGAAACTCAACCCGCTTGCATGCGTTCATTACGGTAGCGTGTCCGCGATTGAATACCTTACCGATATCCGCGAAGCTGCATTCAAAGAATACGCGCATTAGTGACATGGCTACGTGACGTGCGTTTACAATGCGAGCCTCTCTAGATGGTCCTTTCATATCTTCGACAGTAACCCCAAACTGCTGGGCAGACGCTTCAAGTATGACCCCATATTTAGAGTCCTCAAACGTAATGTTTTTCATAGGTGTTTAACAGAATCGATAGAGCTTTTGCTGACGATGATCCCATCTCCTGATTCGGGAACGTGTTTGTCGTAACCCTTAGTAAGTAATTGCAGGAAGAATACTTCGCGCGCCGTTTCGGGTATCACCCTGTAGTATTCGCCTTCTAGTGTGACAACCTTAAATTTAAAGTCGTCAAATAACGCGCTGTTTACACGGACTAACGTCAGCGGGTTATCTTCTAATTGTATATTGTTAAACATATTTATGATTCTGGTTCTAGTTCTAGTTCTGGTTCTACATCAATAATCTCTGATTTCATTTTGGAAATTGTTCCGTTGCCCCTGTCGGTCTTAGCGTTGTTTAGGATGCTAATGTCGATACGCATGCTGCTTGCGCCACCACCGCTCTTGGAATTCAGACCGAGATTTCGGCGGATCAACTGATCCAGTTCCGACAACTCACGGACTGACTTCGGACCTTTTAAATTCTTCATCGAATCGCGTAGCAGCTTGATTCCAGCAGCGGCAATGTAGTGCTGATACTTGTCAGCAGGAGAGGCTTGCGACTCAGCGATCTCCATCATCTGCTCGTCTTCTATCGTGCGCGCCTCTTGCTTGGCTAATCGGATTGCGTCGCCAGTGTAGTTGTCGAGATTCTCTTCGAGATCCTCAGCATCCTCATCGGTATCGTCCACGTATTGGACAAGATCCTCAATTTGTTTTGGTAGTGGAGTGCCAGCGCGACGTCTAGGCGGCAGTCCAATTTTCTTAAACCAACGGCGGACAGTGCCCGCATGCACGCCAAGCTCGCGGGCAATTGCCATGATCTTGTAGTCTTTTGCGTAGAGCTCTAACGCCCTTTGTAGTAGCGGATTATCTGACGGCATATCGCCGTTTTCTTCGTTTTCGTGATCTTGTTCCATGAGATTGACTGTTTATCTGTTAGGTGATATAATGTGTTTCAACCAGTATGGCAACAAAAATAGTAAAAAAAAGTAAAATTCTCGAACCACGGATAGATCCAGTAACTAAACGCATGGATGTCGGCGGTCTTTATATCCAGCCAACCAGCCTAATTACCGCGCTACTATATGGGTTTGCCAACCACACGAACCTGCGTGCAAAGGAGTTTTATTTCTGGCGATGCTGTGACGAACTCTGGAACAACGCAGACATGCCAGAGCCGTTAATGGTTCGACATCCGTGGGCTGAGGAAATGATTTGGGCTGCGCTGAACAACAAGTATCTGGCAATCGGCGGCTCAGCTAGCTCAGGCAAATCTCACACGATGGCCGCATGGGGGCTTATTA